GACAGAATGCACGATAAACTAGAAGATTTTAAGTCTTCGTTCTTTGGAAGTTTAGGTGCTGCAAGTAAAAAGTTAGATCAATCAACCGGACAAGGTGCAATCAAAGCATTGACAAAAGATAATCCCGTTATGGGCTTTTTAGCCGATTACATGATGAAAAGAGGTGGTATAGATGCATTACAGGGGCAAAAAACCCCCAATACCGGGACACAAAAACCACAAACAGGTAAAGGTTTAGGGCTCAAGTAGAGTTATATACCCCAATATAGCTCGTTTAATGGCTTGGAAAGGTATTCTATGTCACTCTAGAGTACCTTTCCTTACCTTTTACTTATCTTATCCTTATTCTTTCTTAAAAGAAAAAGGCCAGATAAGCTAAGCAATCACTGTAATTCTAGTGATCGCTTTCTGACATTGCATACACAAGTTTAAGTGACTGTGTAATTTTTCTACAGACCGGTGTAGAAACGCTTGTTTGCACAATGTACATTCTCTACGCATTGGTTAACCAAAGGCTACCATCATCCATTGCTTCGAGTTGCCAAGTAAAATCTTTGTAGTCTTTTAGGAACTCTTTGTTTTCTTCTTTAATTAGTGGTACAATATTCTTAACCATTACAGTGGCACCGGTTTGCCATTGCATTTGCATTCCACTAGAAGAGAGAGAAGGATATTGAGGGTGAGAAAGTAAAAGTATAGAAACTGTATACTTAACTCCCCATTCTGTATCTACTTCTGTTGGCAAATCTAAGAACTTTAAAGTTGCTTTTTCGCCTGCTACCAATCCCTTCATTTTAGAGGGAGATCCAAAGTTATATTTGTGGTCACTCATAAACTAAACTAGAAAATATTGTATATATATCTTAACATTCTACTCAATAAAGCGTAACCAATATACTTATAAATGGGTAATCAATAGTATGACAGGGCAGTCCGTAGGCTTGCCCCCACAGGAATAATCATGGCAGTAAGAAGAAAAGCACCACGCAGGAGAGCAAAACGCTCATTCAGCGTTAATTTATTAGAAACCGGAGCAGGCTTAGCATTTTTAGATGCAGCAAACGCAGGCACCGCAGCACAGTCATTTTTGAAAGGAGACCTTAAAGGTGGATTAGACACATTAAGCAAAGCTTTCAAATCTAACAAATCCGAAATGGTTAGAATTGGAGCAGCAACAATTGCTGCTAAGACCGTTTTGGCAAGTCTTGGCGGAAGCAAAGTACTTGGAGCTATAGGTCCGCTCAAACTAAGGGCCTAAAAATAAGGAAATAAAATAAACAATGGCAATAGTAGTATCAAGAAGTTCTGGAGCATTGGCAACAACCACAAGCTTTCAGGCTCTAAGTAGCTTAGCAGGCGCAACCGTATCAAGTTCGTTCAACGTACCATCCGGTGTTAGCGCAGTAAAACAAATATCAGTCGGTTCATGTGCTGACGGAGCTGGAGAAGAATTCCAAGGTATGGTAAAAATATCTGGATCATCCCTAAAAGACGGAGAAGCAGTATTTGCAATGGCCGGACAAAACACAATGGGAACTTCAACAGGTAGTAACACTGCATTTACGCAGTATGACACAAACTTAGCTTGTGAATCAGGTCGTGACATGGAAATCTCCATTGCGGTTGCAGGTTCTACAGTTACAGCAGATTACGCAGTTACTCTACAATTCGAATAAGGAGCTTAACTTATGTTAGGCGGGGGAAACCCAGTAGGTGGAAGCAACCCAAGTGGTACGGGTGCGACATTAAATTACATAGGCAATCATGCTTATGCTTACAGTGGCGATGTATCAGTTGATGGTAGTGCAACTACAATGGTAAAACTGCAAACGCAAGGTAGCTATGTGGTTGGTACGGTACAAGTAGGTAGTAGTGAATCTGGTAACGATGATATTGAATTAATATTATTATTAAACAATGAAAATATAATAGTACAATCATTTAGTAATACATTTAGTACATCTATACAAGGTTATAACGAATTAGAAATATTGATACCACCATTTAGTTTAATGGAATTGACGTTAAAAGTTGCAGGTGGTACCCCGCCAACAATATGTCAAGCAATGTTTCAAGGTAGGGTGTACCGATAATGCTAAAAAAGAAATTAACTAAGAAACAAATAAGAGCTAAAGGTGAAAAGGTATGGACTACTTTATTTGATTTATTACAAGACAAAGAACTGTATGGAAGTAAAAGCCATATACCTATGTCAGTAAAAAAATTAAGGGAACTGTTTGATCAAGCGTTTATGTTTGATAAATTGGCATTAAAGAATTAATGGCCAATATGGTAAGCTTAGTAAAACGCACTAAATATTACGCTGAGTATAACAAAAAATGTATGCATGGGTTATCACATTGCGTAAAATGTTGCCCTCAATGCGATTCATTTAATAATTTAAGCGATCATGATAAAGAGAATTTAATAGGCAAATGAGCACTAAAATTTATCATGTTGAATTTCCAAAATGGCTTAATGACCACAGAACAATGGAACAATTACTTGTTAGATTGTTGCTTGTCTATCTTACAACAAAAGAAACAGGATTGATGTAATGCCGTTTGCGTTAATACCTGAAGGTTTTAAACTCCAAAAAGTCACCAAAGCACAAGAAAGCGCCGTGAATGCTAAACGCAGACACGACGACGTTATAGCATTGCTAAATAATCCTGAAACCGTTAGCAGTGCTGTAACACTAGTCTTAGCTTATTTGACTGCACAAGCAACTAAATCAGCAATAGGAGAATTAAAAGATTTAGGCGTTACTATTAGCGATGAAGTTGAAGATCAATTTACTAAAAAACGTACGTTTGGTTCAGATGCTCCGGTAGGCGTTAGCTTTGAAAAACTTTTAGACGAAGGATTAAAGCGATTAGGTGGATTAATATGAGTGCATTAACTTTTTTAGTTTTGTTAGATAAAGTAATTAACCCATCAAAAAAACCACAAGAAAAGTTTGTTGAAGGCAGTAAAGATTTTGCAGCAGGGATAAAAGACGCTTTTAGTAAATTTAATCCATTTAGACGTAAATAAACTTAAACCAACACTTTGTATAGGATTTTATGGAAATAGAACCTACGGTACTGTTAGCTTATGCGATAATTTGGACTATATTTTACGCCATATTATCTAGACACATTGCAGAATTATCAAGACAAAAATGGACTACATGGGTGCAGTCTGAAGAAAGTGACGATATTTTAGTTGAAGCATTACAAGCAGTAATAGAAGAAATAGAGGACAGAATGCACGATAAACTAGAAGATTTTAAGTCTTCGTTCTTTGGAAGTTTAGGTGCTGCAAGTAAAAAGTTAGATCAATCAACCGGACAAGGTGCAATCAAAGCATTGACAAAAGATAAT